TGCCATTGTTTGCTCTTTCAACAATGCCAATGAATACACTATGAAATGGTGCAATTGGCTTAAATTTTGTTAACCGACCATCAATGGAATCCAACCATAATACGTCTCCTTCAACATATGCACCTAAATTTAATTTATCAATCTGTCCTTGAGTAGTTATGAATCCATTTTGACCAGATAGGATATCTCTTCTCACAATTCCAAATGTCTTGGAAGATGTTGAGTCTTGTCTATTGTTTGCTCTTTTGACAGACGCTACACTTCCATTTGCTCCAAACAAATACACAACTTCTCCTTTCAAAAGAGTTGTACCAGTCGCATTGTGAACTTCTGCAATAACTACTTTTGATGTATCATTTGTACCAACAGAATCTTTGAATTGGAAAACCTGTGTTCCATTCCTATATGCGAATACGGAATCTGACCTACGTTTTAGTGAATCTATTTTCAAGTTGATTCTGTTTGACAATGATGTTGTATCTGTTGAAGCACCACCTCCACTGACTTGTGACCAAGTTAGTGTCTTTGGATTGTATGTATAGAATCTATTGTTGCAAGAGTCGAAAGCAATTGCTGCTCTTTTATTTACAAACTGAACTGACTTCAAGGTAGGTACTCCGCACGTAGTAGGTATTTGCAAAGTAGAATCAAAAACCATTCTGTTCGCTTGATAACCATATTGAGGCATTAATTGATATACTTGCCCTTTACTATAAAGTGCTATGAGGTGTAAAGTAATTAGTAAAAATATCCTTTTCATATAATTAAAGAGGGAAATCACAATAGCTGTAATCTCCATTTGTTGTTACGTTGATTGAAAACATCACTCCACTCAAATAATCTTCATACTTTTCTGATATCGCAGTCCATAGAATCGGCATATCTATTGAATATGGTTTACTCTTGAGATACATAGCATTAACAATATCACTTCCTATTTGATGCATATCACTCGTTACATCCTTATCAAATTCAGCATCAACTCCACTCTTATCAAGAAACCAAAAATTAATAGTGAAACTTCTTTGATAAGAATCCATATATTGACCAGTGTCTATAGAGTAACATGCAACCGGAGTTTGAGGAATGCTATCCCAATTTAACCAATCGCTTGGAGTCGCATACCTTACTTCCTTTAGTATTTTGTGACTTTGAAGTATTGCTTGTACTTCGTTTAACATCTGATTGTATGTCATTAAACTTTTCTTTTACTTTTTGAACATATTCTTTTTTATATCCTTTACCCATATTTTATCTATATAAAAATGTGAACAATTCGCCAGCCATAGCGATATCTCCCGTAGGGAGAGTAATCGTTGTGCCATTGATTTGTATCTCTCCCGAATTACTTGTTGGACTATTCACTATTGTTTTCACTAATCCACTTCTCGCTGCTAAAATACAAGTTCTTCCATATAACAATGATACTGTAAATGTACTTTCCCCTCCAACTGCTGTATAGTAAGCATAAGCCGGTGCTTGAGTTCCGCTTGAACTATTAGTAAACATCGGTGTATCTCTATATCCTTGACCGAGCCATATAGGACAAGAGTATGCTTTAGTATCGGGGAATATAGTATCAAAAGCAAAAGTAAAATTAATATACTCAGCAAACAAATTAAAGTTTTGTTGTAAATATCTTATCGTTCTTGTTTTGTAAAATTCAGCCATTGATAAATACTTCTGTTCAATCAATTCCAAATCTGCGCGACTCGGTGAATTACTTTCTTCGCTTGTCTTTTGTAGAAATCCTTTAGAAAATAATTGGAATCCCATTGTCATAGGTAACATTGACATAGTATACCATACTAAAGTATCGGTTACATAATCGTTCAATAATGTTGTTTCATATCCATTCAAATTGTTAGCTACAATACCATTCTGTAGTCTATTATATAAAGTGCTACCGAGTGCTGTTTGTATATGCAAGTCTTGTGCAACCTTAATCATAGGGAATAATTGTTTCCCATCTATTGAATTTGAAGCTCCAGTTCTTTCTTTGAATAATGCTTCCGTTATGAAAATTATATTAGCACTCATATGATTTTATTTTTTTAATTCTACAACATTCGCTACCCACTCGTGTCTGCACTGATAATCGTGTATTCCGTTATGAGTCCACCATCCACCGCATCTATCAAATACACTATATCCCAATCTAATACTGATATTCTGTATATCTTTCATTGACCAGGTCTTTGTCATAGATAAGTCCATCATCTTTTGACAGAATGGTCTGCTCGTTGATGCATCTCTTTTATTTACGGGAACTATTGACCTCCAATCATATGTATATCTAATGAACATTGTAGATACAGTAGGTTCAACTCCTTCTAATTGCGATAGTGATTTCAATATCTTCGTTTCAGTAATTGTATCTTCTCCTACTTTTCTTTCTTTGATATCAATGATTTCATTACTTTGTAACTCCCTCAATACACGATTAACAATTTTAGATTCAATATCTAATGCTTCTGAAATACCTTCTACATCAATATTCTTATTAGATTTTAAAACCTTCAAAACATTTGCTTCTAATTCGCCAATAATATCAGCTCCTCTAAATGTTTCCCTTGATTCTTTATGTATAACTTCATATTTGCTTAAATCTTCACCGAATGCTTTAAATTCACTATACATTCTATCCTCTTCTTGTGAAAAAAACATTTGTTCTTCTGGTGTGATATCATCTATTCCAAGAAATGTATTTATATCAGAATCACTTAATCCATATCCTTGCTTTAATAGTAAACTCGCTTGCGCCTTATTCAATTTACCACTTGAAAATTGCCTAACAATACGCATTATATTTTGATGTTGCCTACCCGTCAAGTTCTTTATCGCATCATTTGATTCAATAGGATTCGCTTCTTGTTGCACTGGTACTGCATCTAATACGGCAGTTTTGCCATCGGAAGTAACTTGACCTGCTTCTAATGGTTCTTTACCTAATATCTCACGTATTTCATTTTGAGTTAAATTAGCTGCTATGATTGCTTCACTGAATTCAAACTTCAATGGTTCAACGGGAGTGATTTTCATTTCAACTTTTATTCCAACATATTCAGTCAGCTTTGTAAATACTTTTTCAAACTCTTGTTGCCTTTCGTTCACATACGTATTACTAAATATTTCATAAGCATCACGGATTTCATTTCTTGAACCTAATTGTCCTTCAGTCTTTATCCCGAATAATACCGGACTTGTAATTTGATGCGCTGCAAAAATCTCTTGTTGTATCAACTGATTTACATTAGTAAAATCTTCTTTAGTCAGCATTGAGTTCCCTAACTGCTGTATATCAGCACCATTATCTTTGCTCTTATTGAACATAATTACGGTACGCATACTATCGTGTCCGCCGAATTTCTTTAGCAATCCTTTCTCAACTTCAGCTTTATGTTCTTCGTTGATTGGATCTCCGTTGTTCAAATTGATAAGAGTAGACGCTACAAATCCTTTCTTTGCGTTACCTAAAATATGCCGAGATACCTCAATATCTGACTCTATGTAGTTCAAACCTTGGAAGTAAGTCGGCAAAGGATAGTATTCACTTGCAGGATTGTATTCTTTTATGTATAGAATTTGACTACCGATAGGATTCATTGAATTGAAAGCGGGATATTCTCGTGCCTTTTCTTTGTTGTCTTGCCAATTATTCTTTACATAAAAACATTGTAAGTCTTTACTAACTCTAACTTTAGCATACTCAATATGAAATACATCACTTACTTTACCAATTCTATTCCATATTATCTGTAAGTAATAGCCACGATATATTTCATCATCCTTAATTACTTTTTTAAGTATATCATTCCAACTCTCGCCAGTGCTATTGATTTTAGCATCAGCCATAAATCCTTTCCCGTATATGTAATTACACTTGCCTTTGACTATTGCCCCGTGCTTTGCCGACTCATTGTATAATCCTATCAAATAATTAGGATAATTATTTTCTTCACCGAATTCAATATATCCTTTCCCTTTTCTTTCAATGAATTTAGGTTGCTCTGCTTTATCAAACTTCAGTTCAATAATTCTATATTGTTCTTTATGGTTGTCCATTGTAAGTTGTAAATAAGTTAGATTGATTGCTATATTTCGTTGGAGCAAATGCTGTTTGCTTATTTAATTTCATATACCCTATTTCAAGTAGTGGTGTATTTGGAGTGCCTCCAACAGAAGCACATCCGTATATTTGATAATCCCAAAATCCTTCATCATAATTAGCAAACAATGAACTTGTATTGATAGTCAACATTTGATACCTCTTTGTTGTACTTGCATCTGTTCCCCAATAATTTACTATTTCTGTTGTTGTTCTATTTGTAAATATGATTTTATATATTGTCAGTACAAGGTAGGTATTTTCTTGCGGAGTGCAATAAATTATATCAGCTGTATTTGTTTTTGTTAGAGTTATCATAATTAAAAAACCTCCGTCTTTCTCATCGGACGGAGGTTAATTTATATTGGGTTAATAATGTTATGGACCAGGAGTTTCCAAAGTAAGTGCGATGCTCGCAGGAACTATTAGGAAATCTTCTCTTTCCATACTTGAAAACTTCAACATATATCCGTTCCTATCTCCTAAAGCTGTACCACTACCAGCTTCTGTTGAATCTAAAAACAAGCCGAATTCTTTACCATACATTCTATATGTATTATCGCCTTCTTTCAATACAAATGTCAAACGATTTTTTGCAAGTGTAGTTACGATGTTTCTAATGGTAGCGTTTCTTGTATTGATAGGAAAACTTACTTCGTGAGTGTAATACAATGTTCCCATTTCTTGAGAAGCAGTAATTCCATTAGTAGCCATTGCTGTTGCACGAGGTACTTCAAACTTCCAAAATCTTTTATTGGTTGCTTTTGTCATAGCAGAAACGGTACCACTACCATCTGTTAGAACACGAGAAATACCACTCGCATCGTATAATGCTGAATTTTCTATTAGATATACAATCTCAACTCCACCTACCGCATCTCTACATTGTATAACGTATCCACCTGTAATAGCACAAGACATATGAATTTATTTTAAATTAGTCAATTAAATTGCTGCGATGAACTTCACACATTCAGTAGTGAATGCTACGTTTACTCCCATTTTGAAAGCAACTCTGAAACGAACATCGTTGTTATCGCGACTCCACCACATATCGTAATTTTCTTCTTCTGCTGATAAGTCAACAGCCATTACCATATTTGCCATAGAGATAGCGAAAGCATCACCAGTGCCATTCAAACCATTTACTGCCATTATCTCAATGTTAGTTGCCGGCAAGATGAAAGATTGTGCAGTAGCGTCTTGTGGATTGTAAGAAAAAAGATTCAAAGCACGATATGCCATAATCAATAATCTGTACCAATCGTTTCCAACGAATATCTTTACATCACCTTTCTGTAATACAGCTACCGGAATTGCTTTGTAGATACCTTCAGTTGCAGCGATAACGTTCGAAGCAGTAATCGTAGTGATTGTAGCTACACCCGTGAATCCTGATACGTTAGCATCAATCGGACTTCCTGCAACAATTTGCTTACTTAAGCCATCAAATTGCTTTAGGTTGATATTTGCTAATGTAGTATCACCTTGCCATAACGCAGTTTCTAATTGAGATGCTATTCTTGCATTTCTTTTAGCAAGATATACGCTTTGCCAATCTGCATTACCAAAATTTTCGTAAGTGCTACCAGCTTTCAATGCCTCTTGAGTAAAGTATACTTCCAAATCTTTTGGACATAATCTTTCTTCAATTTTAATTCGGCCTACGGTAATTGTTCTTTGCGTAATAGTTGTGTTGCCACTCGGTTCAAAGGCACACTGATTATCAAGTTGGAATGGAGCATCAGTATCAAGCAACGGAATCGCTGTTGAAGATTTGACTCCAGGAATTAGAATTCCAGCAGACTTAATTAACTCTTGAGTCTTCGCACCGAATACTGCACTTGTCAATAATGGCTTGATGTTCTGTTTAGTATACGCTGATAATGAACTTAATACAAATGACATTTTAATAAATTTTAATTTTTAACTAAATAAGATATCGTAATTGAAATCTTGCTTTTCTTCTTTGAAATTATTGTTTGATTTTATTGATTGGTCAGGTGCTCCCGTTGGAGTTTCTGCTAATGTTTGAGTGAGATTTAATAATCCCTCAATCACTCCGTATGCCTTATTCAACTTCGTTTCGTATTCAGCGAATTTAGTTTCATAAGATTCAAATTTTTGTGTAGCAAGAGAACTGAATTGTGTGAATTGTTCAGACATTCCAAGAATCTTTTTTGCCATTTCAGCCGTAGCATCTGCAGGATCAACAGCAACATCACTCTTAATTTCTGTGATACTTCCATTATCTCCAACTATTAGATACGTTCCATCCTCTAATTCATATTCGCCAGGTGCTACCGAATTACCATTTGAAGTTACTATTCCACCTACAGCCATATCAGACACTTCTATCACAGTACCATCGGGTAATGTATGTGTCATTGGTGTAGCATACGAACCATCTGTTTTTGGCTTTGTATGAGTTTCAGTTGCAGTAGGAGTTGCAGCTGCGTGATTTTGCAATTCTGCAAATGTCTCTTTTAATTTTGCTAAAATTTCTGTTGCTTTCATAATTGTTTCTATATTATATAATGGAATTAATCTTCAATTAGTTCATTTAGAAGTTGAGATATTTTTTTTAATGCGTTTTCTTCTGCCGTAACGGGTTGCTCATAATCAAACATTCCTTCAACTGAAAATCCTTTGAAAGTACCGTTCTTAATATCTTGCCATACCATTTCATTTTCAACATAGAAACTTCCAAACCAACTTCCGTCAGTAATATTTGAAAACTCTTTCATCGGCTGAATCCCTCTGGTCTTATCAACTATGAATGATTCAAACATAGTTACTCCTTCAACTATTTGATTTTGATCGTGCATAAGATTAACACGATTTTGATAATGTTTCTTTGCGAATTTGATAGCTATTGCTTTGATTGTTTCAGCACTGAACTTGACAAAATGTTCCCCGAACTTATCATTATTCCTATAGATTAATTCATCAGCTACCATTAATGGTCCGGATATAATCCTTTGTTCTTCGTTTTCAATTTGAAAATAAGATGCTTGACTTGACATCTTTTCTTTATCAATCTGTTTCAATTTCCTTGATGCCCACTCTACACCCGCATCTCCTCCCCAAGCAAGCCACATCAATCTTCCGCATCCATCTCCGAGTGCTTTATTGCTACTCTGTCTGTGCCTTTCAAACGCTGCCATTCTTGCAATAGTATCTCTGCTTATGTTTTCTCCATTAGCAAGTTGATTTGCTCTTGCTTTTCCTACTGCTGTACCACAACTTCCCCATCCATTTTCTTCAGCATATCTCAATGCTGCTTTTGCATTTTGACTCGCTGCCTTTGGATAGTCATTATAAGTTTCAGCAAATTGAACATCTTCATTAAACATCAAGAAATCTTTTTTGATTGCGGGTTCATCAACCAGTGCTACGTATGATACTTCAGCATCATCTGTTAGGTTTTCGCTTATCTTTAATTCATAAATTGGTAGTGTCATAGTTTTATTTTTAATTGTTATGATATTTTAGCTGCTCTATTTAATCTTTCTATTCTTTCTTGACTATTCGTTACATCACTTTCTACAACATATGCTCTCGCTGCTGCATTTCCAATAGCATTCACTTGTGTTGGATTCATCAAAGTACTGCCAGCAGTCGGCGGCATCGGTGGAGTGACAGATGACATTGAAGGCATTGATGGATTAGTTCCTCCACTATTTGGTACTTTCGTTGCTAATATTTTTTTGATATTAAGTAAACCTCCCGCAACTGCTACTCCCGCAAAAACTGCACCGAGTGCTGGTGAAGCAACAGTAGGTACAGGCAAGAATGCTGATTCATATGCTTTTTGTGCAGATGTATATGTTGAAATTGCTGTTGAAGCAACTGCTAATGCTTTACCTACGCCAGTCTGTTGTCCTGCCATATTAGATAATGCTGATAAAGCATTGGCTATGCCATTCAGTTGTGCTTCCTTTGATTGTTTTTCTAATTCTCCAATATCAATTCTTGCTTTTGTTAATGCTGCATTCCTTTCATTGTATTGTACTTCAGACAATGTTTTGTCAGCATACGCTTGATCTATTAGTGCTTGTTCAGCATCTAATGTTTCTTTTTTTACAGCGAGAGTTGTAGTCTTATCATCAAATAACTTTTGTAATTCAGCAGTCTTTTTATCTAAATTCTTTATGTCTTGTTCATTCTGTAATTGTTCTAATGCTTGATTCTCTTGTTGTTGAAGTGCTGTTTTTAATGCTAACTTTTGAGCTGCTGTAAGTTTTTCATTTGCATCAATTTCAGCCATTTGATTAACATAGGTTGCTTTGATAGTTTCAACTGCCTTTTCATTTTCATCAGTAATCCCTTGTAATCTTGTCTGTAAGATTATATCATTCAGTTGTTTCTGATAGTCGGCTTCTGCTTTGGCTTCTTCATCACGATATTGTTTATCTATTGCTTTCTTCTGTTGATTGTATAAGGCATCTACTTGAGTGAAATCAGTGATACCTCCTTTCTTCAATGCTATCTTATCTTCATTGTATTTCTTTTCAAGATTAGCTAATTCTTGTTGCTCTTTTCCAAGTAATGATACTTTGATAGATGCAAGTAAAGCTGCTGCTGTCTTTTCATCGGCTTGTCTTTGCTTCGCTAATTCATCACGCTTTGCTTTTGCCTTTTCATTAGCTGCCTTTTCATTTTCTTCTGTTTTTTTACGAGCATCTGTTTTCGCTTGTTCTATTTCTACAATGTGCTTATTTTCAATTGCTTTCTTATTATCAAGTGCTTTTTGAACATTTGCATTTTCTTTATTATACCCTTCAACTGCCGACTTCACATTTTCTTGTTGCTTCTTAATCAAATCTTCATCAGCACCTGCTGCCTTTAATGTTTCTAATAAATTCCTTTGCTTTTTCAAAGTATTTTCAGCAACTGCTCTTGATGATAATTCATATGCTATCTTTTCATCAGCTAACTTTAATTCAAGTGCCCTAATTGCTTCTACACTTTTGCCTTGTGCTTTTGCTAATGCTAATTGCTGTGCTTGACTTTTATCAAATTCACTTGTATTCCTTTCTAATTGTTTCGTTTGTTTATCAATAGACTTTGTCTGTTCATCAACTGCTTGAGCTTGTGCCTTTGCTTCTTTTGCACTTGATATAAACCACGATGTTAATGCTGTTATACCAGCTATCAATGCCGTAACTGCAACCACAATAGCACCAATAGGATTAGCTGCCGTCGCAGCATTCCATAACAATTGAGCAGCCGTAACAACTTTCTGTACAACAGAAAATTGCATAACTACAGTCTTTAGATTTTTGAATCCATCAATTGATTCTGTGACAGCACTCAATCCTTGACTTAATGCCATCGCAGATTGTACTTTCAATAATATCTTTTCAGTTTCTTTAGATTCAGCACCGAACAATGCTTGTGCACCTTGAAGTGCAGCGAACCCTCCAGCTACACCTTGAATAGCAGTACTGAAAGCAGCGAACTTTCTATCCGGACTAAATGCTTCAGTTAATGCTTTAGCATCACCGATTGAATCTTTAAGATTAGCAACTTTCTTTGCAGCATTGACAGCTTCTTGTGATGCTTCACCGAATTTAGATGCCATATCCAAGAGTTCAAGGTTTGCTTCCTTCAACTGCTGTTTCATCGTTTTAAGTGGTTGGTCAGCACCACTTGTATCTAATTCTACTTTCCCTTGTAATGTTAAATTCGTTGTTGGCATTCTTAGATTTTAAGCAATTAATAATATTAAACTCCCTTCAACTCTTTTCGTTCCTGATGCTGTCCATAATCCTGCAGTAACATTCAATCCGTTGTATAATGTAACGGTACTGCTTCCTGCTGTAACATATGATGTTACTTGTATTTGAGTTGTAGTGCCATTTACTCCGTGATGTATAGCCGACTGCACCCCTGATGTTGCCGGTGTACTGAATGGTAATGTAAATGTAAAGTTTGAAGCGTTTGATGTACCTATGATATTGAATTGTATGATAGCCAATTTACCAATCTGAATATAGTTGATGACTCTTGTTGTTGTACTTGCGAATCCTACTAATGTTGTTCCAGTTGCATAACTTACCCAATTAGGAATCTGTTGATAAATTGATAATTCGTCTTTCAAATCACTTTGTGAACCTATATCACCTCCTATATCTCCCCATTGTGGAGCTTGAACATTTATATTTCCATATGTATCAATCCTTAATGATTGTCCCGATGTTCCCGTAACATCCTTCCATATGCCATCGAATTCATCAAAGTACTTAATTGTTATTGCCATTTCTAATAGTATGTTGTTGATATAACTCTTAATAAAGAAACCTCAACTATCTCATTGAATGAATAATCTTTGATTGTATCAATTCTATACAATACTCCGTCTATCAAAATGAATTTGCTGAAATCTAAATTATAAATATCTATCTCTGATAATTTTATGTATAATGTAACTAATCTACTATCCTTATCTGTTACTTCAGCGAAGTAAGATGAATACCAAAGATTAAATAAATTGAAACTTGTATACGATACAAACGATGCTGGGAACAATGAATAGAACAATTCATTAGGTGCGCCGAAATTCATATCATATGTCCCCGCACCCGATGGTACGTAAAGGTGACCAGCATATCCATAATTCGTAAGACTCGCTCCCAATGGTATTGGTGCATTAGTATTTGGTACAGTGGTTGAATTGTATATTGTCCAAGATGTACAATTTGCTTTGTTAGCAAACATTATTCTAATATTGAATTCAGTTGATTCTTCAGCATTATTATTGAACTTGTAAATCGCGGGGAATACCTTATCGTATGCGGTAGAAGGAACGTTGCCGTTATATCCTATCAATGGAGTAGGAGAAAATATTACTTCTACTTTATCAGAATCTTTAGCAAATTCTTGTTGATTATCATATATCCTTGAACCATATCCCGCATTCCATTTTTTTTTGTACTTATCATTCCAATAATCAGTATCATCTTTCCACTTCATTTCATAGTAACGATATGTGATTTCTGACATCGGTTTGATTTTTATATTTCTACTTCTATCAACTTTGTCTGACCAGTCTATATATGTTGTAGGATTTGTATTATAAAAATCTTGAAACGGCTCAATTACTAAATGCTTATCTTTCAATTTATCTTCTGTTATCATTAGATAAAACATTTTCATAATTGAAGTGAAAAAATCTTTTTGTAAAACTCCTTTAGGTAATGTATCTGTTAGAGTTATTTTATCACCCAATACTGCAGGAGCGTATGTCGGTGCTCCAACCAATGATGTACTTCCTCCGGTAATTTGAATTTCAATAGTATCTGTACCTCCCGTTGATATCACCGTCCAATATATTTCATCACCATTTTGTACTGATAATGAACTGAACAATCCCGAAAATGTAAAGTTTATATTGAAAGGTACATAAGTAGTAGAATTACCAAATCCTCCAATCTGTGTTACACCTCCTCCAAATATTACAAACTCTGAAGCCCATACTGCACCATTCTTGTATATTACAAACCTCGCACTCCTATTTCCAAAGAATTGTTGATTTGAAATCCTCCATCTTCCTTGAACTGAAAATGGTATTGTACCATACCAAGTCTGCGCTCCCGTATATGTCCATACTTTGTTATCAGTAGTTGTGAAAAATCCAGGTTCAACATTACCCATTACTATTCTATTTACCGTTGTGTCCATTGATGCACACGAAGCACTGAATATCGTTGTTTTTTTATACGCTAATCTTTGTTGATTATTAGGTATAATCAACCTCTTAAAGTATTCTGTGTTGAAAAAATTAGATGACCAAGTATATCCCGCACCCGTAATTATCTTATCAATCAATGTTCTAACATATACGGCAGGACGGAATGCTGTATAATAGAAGTTTCTTTTTTGAAAGTTAGCATTTGTTTGAGGAGATACATTTCCATAATCTATCAATGGATAATAATAAGAATTTCCTATTCTTTCCCATTGTATATTGATAGTGTTTGATGATTCATTTACTATTGGATCACTGAATATTATTACACATACCGTAAGTCCACCTACTATGGTATTATTAACACTCACAATTTTTTTTAATCCATTGTTTGATGTAGTTCCCGATATTGTTATCTCGTAACCATAGATTTCTTGTGCATTTACTATTGATAACATCTTTGAACTGGCTGTGAAAGTACCTTGAACAACGATATTAGAATTTGTTTCCCAACTATTTACAATGTTATTATAGTTGTATGTATGATTGAGTATTGATAAATCTATATCTTCAATTTTTTTTGCACCTACTTTTGAAAAGAATCCCGCGAACTCACCGAATATAGCTACTTCATACTCTATAATATCATCTTTGATAATAATTTCTAACAATCTCAATACACCTTTGATGACAGTCAATCCATTCACGTCAATTCTTGCTACTGCTGATTTTGAAGCATTAAAGTTATATTGAACATTTGGAGGAGTGTTATTTGAAAAGTTAGCATTTCCAAATTCAAATATGTAACCGAATAGCTTATTGTTGTTCGTTGTTCCGGGAAGTACAATGGTCTTTGAGTAAGATGATTTCTTTGTATCTAATTTAGTGATATCATCTATTGAATATGTGATAAGACTGCTGATGCCTTTATCAAGATCCAATTCATAACCTTCCATAAATATCTGTGTACTTTGTTGCATAGTTTTATCTTATGTAGCCAAGTCTTGTTTGATTCAATTCAATAGTCAATTCAAATGTTTTTAATCCATTAAATACATTCTTTGAATATTCATAGTTAGTGTCTTTGATAGTAACTGGATAATAGTTCCCGTCTAATTCAGCATAGCATTGAGGTGTATCCATTAACTCTTGTAGCCATTCATAATCAATATCATCGGGACAATCCATTTTCAATTTATATTCCCAATTCACAACATTACCATAATTGATTTTGCTTTCATTGTATATGATTGAACCATTTCTTGTTGAATAATAATCAACTGATGAACCATTGTAGTTCCACTCTTTTTTTGCAAATTGTTTTCTTTCTGTAGCTGATGTAAGTTTATTTACAAGATTGAAGCAAGCAGTTTCAAACATTCCCCACGCATTCAAAAAATGTAAATTGATTGGCTGTAATTTAGGATTACATTCAAGCCATACACGAACTGGTTCAGATTCTATTGATGGTCCATCAACAAAAATACTTACATCATAGTATTGTACTGATGAATTAATAAAATTATTGAATCCCGTCATAGCATTGATTGCACTACTCCCTATATCCAATTGAATGTAATCTCCACTGAAACTGAATGGTGAAGATTCATCTTGAATAATTGTATTACCAACTTTCTTTTTTATAATCATATAGATACCATTATTTAATTCTGTTGACTTAAATGGTATTAATATTTTTTGACCGAGTTGTGCTCTTACATAATTCTTACTTCGATTAGATAAGAATGTTTCTTGATAGTTCCCTATTGTTATTGATGGTTGCCTTCTCTTGTATAATGGAATAGAATAATTAAATAATGATATGTTTCCGCTTGCAATATTAGTTGTTGTTATTCCTGCTACCTCTTCGCCAACACGAATTTGAAATTGTGCAAGCATAGCATCTGAAGGAGGTGTAGTAATGAATGGTCCATTAGAAGCGACAGAAGGAGTTGGAGTAAACCAATCATAAGTTATTGCGTTCCGATAGATATTTGTTCCATTGAAGAAACCTCTGCCACTGCTCGGTTGTGGATATAATTTTACTCTTGTCAGTATTTGATTGTTTTTGTATACATCAAATACGTATTTCATATCTGTCTGTCCACTATTAGTAGATAGTGCTGATATCCAAAAGTCATCTTGAATTGAGAAGTCAGAACCCGATGGGAAATTCAATGTTATTGCCATTATCCTTTATTTGATTTTTTTAATGTTGCTACAAAATACTTTCCAACCTCTTGTAAAGTATCATCATCAAACTCACCGAACACTTCTGTGAATGCTTCAGTGAAGAAAGGTTTCTTTTTGATACCATACTTTTTTATATTCCATACAGCTTGATCAACTTGAATATCAATAGCACTTTTCTTTGCCATACTTTTTGATTCTAATCCAACTCTTTGTGGACCAGCGTTTCTCACTTTCTTTTTTCCACTCGTTATCATTTTCTTTATACTTGCCCTACCTTGTTCATCCATTCCTTTCGTTCTAAATTGATATGGACTATCAGGTGCATTCTTTGAACTTCCCCATCCTTTTACACCTCTGTCTTGAAAAGAACCATAGTAAAGCATAAAGATTTCAAGAGTCTTGATGAACCTATCTTCTGTATACTTTGTCTGCATATTACTTTCGTTCAACAAAGCACCACTACCAATTACCTTATACTTTTTAATGTTCTGTGCTACTTTCAATAAGAATCTTCTTGCTTGTTTCTGTAAAGCATTCTCCAATCCTTTGGATTCTACCTCTTGATACTTATCACTACCGGTATTATCAAGCCATTCAAATTTATTTACTGCCATTCTTATATTTTTTCAGTAACTGCTTTTCTAATTCAGCATCACATTTTTGTTTTTCTTTTAGATATAACATATCGTTCAAGAATTGTATTGTAGGTAATTTCCACATCTCATCCATATTTATACCTTCAAATTCTGATACCATTTTGCCTGCATAAATCCAACCGAAAGTTCTTGTAAAGTCAGCAACAATCCCTCCACTTCCTTCGGATTCTCCGTCATACTCTGGAAATAATGTTGGGAATTTTCTATTGATTTCGTGAAGACTGCCCAAAAAAAAACAGCAGAATGATATGCGTGTTTAAATTCAAGGTGCAACATATCTTCAGCTATTGACTCGTGTTCAATTAATTGATGATTCTTGACTGGTACTATTCCTTTGAATGTGAATCTGACAGGAGTCGCCATCGTTGCCATTATCTTATGTAGATTATTGATAACATCACTGCTGTATGTTGCTAATTCTACATACTTTCCCGCATTCATTGGTCGCTTTGCTATATCAAAGTTTAACCAATACCATTTACCATTTGCCTTCACAAGATTCTTTGGCTTTGAATTAATCATTACATCTTGAGTCTTATCAAATGCTTCTTTGATTTCTTTACATAACTTATTGTATTTCTTTAGCTTCATATTCTCTAATAAGAAATCATCATATTCAGTCAATGTCTTTAGTAGTAGCTTTGATTTTTCTACTTCATCCAAGTCAATTTGACTTACTTTGTTCAGTTCTTGAAACTTTTGAATTGTAATCTTCATACTATATAATGGACTTTTTAGTGAAAAATATATTATAGAATTATAGAAATCTGTATATACCAGTGCTTTTATGAGTGTCCATACATTTGACAGCGAGTGCTAAAGCATTAACACAATCATCGTGGAAACCCGATGGTGCATTATATTTCACTCCCGTTGAAGTATAGACATACTCAAATATTTCCAATTCATTTAGAATTGTTCCACGTGGAAACATCACTTGCCTTTGATGAATCTTTGATGCCAAGAGTTCCATCAGTTGTTGTTTACTTGTACTTGTATACTTATAACCTACCATAGCATTGAATTGCCTTTGTAAATCTTCAGTGATAGCATCACCGACTCCCGTACTATCAATATACACTGGTCTATTCCTATTCAAAGATAGTATCGTTTGCTTTGTAGTTCCCCAATCTCTTTGAAATCTATCATAGTGGCATACGCATCCGTATTGGTCAAGACCGATGATAACTGTATAGTCCATAGACTTTGCCAAATCAATGCCATAATACATTGCCGGCAGTGTTGATAATTCTGCAATACAATTATTGATATGTGAAATACCGAATGGATTCTCGCTATTCTCCATAGGATTTGCCATATACTCTTGTTCAAAGACTGGTAATGGTAGCTGTCTTTTAGCATCATCAACTTCGCTTGAATCAATGTATGGGTTATCATATGTTGTATACTTAAAAGATTCCCAATCTTCGTTGTTTCCTCGTTGTTTAATATCTCCTTCTCCTTTCAAATACATTGAATAGAAATAGTTCTTTCCCTTTGGAGTTGATAGGAACATTGCCTTTCCTTTATAATCTGTGAGAGTAGGTCGGATTGAATTGAGCCATCCCGTTTCTAAATCGGGGATGAATGATGCTTCATCAATAACAACGAGGTGGAATTTTCTACCACGAAGATTATCTAATCTTTCACCCGTAAAGAATTCTATTGTCCCTCCGTTCGGGAAGTTGAGTATAAGATTGCTTCTGTTACTTTCAAATGGAATAACTGATGTCAATCTTTCAAAGAATGTTTTTGCTAATTTATATGTTGGAGTGATATAAGCAACTCGTTCACCTTTGAGTGCTGATGTGATAATTCTTACTTGACTTAATTCTGATTTACCGAATCTCCTTCCGCACATCACAACTATGAAACGAGCATTGGAATCAAGTATCTTTTGTTGATTGAAATGTGGTTCGGGTAATTCAATTCGCATATCGTTTAATCAATTAATTCCATATTGCAAAATATATTATTTTATCATATTATGGTTTTCGCCTATGAATTGTAGGTCGGTTTTTAGTCGTTTTAAGCCAATTTAACCAAAAGTTAGCCATAATATAGCCACTTTTATTGCATAGCTTAAAATACGGCTTAAAATGACCTACAAGGATATAGGTAAGGCAGTTATTAATGTAGCTATATTATTGTCCTTTGTGGCTATTTTTAGCCATTTGGCTACGTTGTTCGTTATAATATGGATTTCCCTTTCACAAATACAACTTCAATTTTATTATCCACAGATTGATGAATCTGTTCTTTTGGTTTTCCATAAACACGATTCAACAAAGTATCAATAGAATACAGACTTCCTTTCTTTAATGATTTCACCATTGCGGTTGCGATTGTCTTTTCTAATATCGTTGCCTTTGGATTATCAAATACTTCTTTCAGTTCATCCATTTCCATAGCCATCATATTTTGAATAGTATCATTGATTTCTGATAAACGATAACCAGAGTCTTTCAATATTGAAACATACTTTCTTGGTCTGCCATTTTTATTGATTCGTTGAGGATTAGCATCAAATCCCTTCCCCTTTATGTTTTGAATGTTTGCCATCTTATTTTTTTATTCCGTACTTAATCCATTTATACCATATCCTTTCGTGAAGATAATACTGAATCGGCTTATAAAGTAATTCAACTATG